GTGCTGCAGAGTGTGTATCCGATCCGCAAATGAAAGGTCTCAAATGCGTCGGATTTGCCAATTCACAGGCAAAAATATAAGAAGACAGTGGCTATGTTGCCAGTGTCCCCGATTCAAGATGTCACAAAGACAGCTTGTTTATGGTGGTGGTGACTGCTTCGAGAAATGCGGAAGACAAATTAGTGGTCAAGTAAAAATATGCACCTGCGGCGACTTATTCTGCCGTCACTTGCCATAAAAATTTACTTAAGCCCTCGGAACCGGTCCCGTTCGAAAACTGGGCCAGTATTGTCATAATGCCGCCAACGGACGAAAGCTGTGTTGAGGGTACGCCGGAATTATAATTGATATAAGTCTCGATTTCATATGTGCCCGGTCTGTTGGTATATATCCTGGTGGGTTCACTAGACTTTATATATAATGAGTCCTCGAGATTATCAGTAACGGCGTTTAGGTAAGGTTTAGTGGCTGTCCCACTAGTGAATTGTGCAAATTATCCGACTTCAGATGTTGCAACTGGCTGCATAAGTTCCAGCTCGTAATCAAATCTAATCTTTCCCAAAGATTGAGTTTGAACAGGAACTTGGTCTGAAAACACACATAAGACGCCCACATCATACAATAAGGCGTCACCTTTGGTCTAATTTGGTGCATCGACGAAATATGTGTTGAGTCTGGATAATTGTTCATGAGAACAGGTCATGGTTAGCTACTTGTATGCTGAGCCGGACACAGATCCATCGTATTGAGATGCTGCGTCCACAGTGGTTGGTATGGTTTATCTTGGATCAGCTATAAATGTCATGCAAACATCTCCTACCTGTGTAGTAGCTACATACGGAATAAATGTAACACTAAATTTCTTGAAGGAGTACTTGTCATAACAACGAGCTATCGTGTGAAGCCATGGGAAAGCGATAGAATTACCGGGATTGATATCATATCGTTTCATGAGGCTGAATTTTGGTCCGGTAGCATTCAGACTGGATTCTACAACCTCACTGTGCTTCACAGTGTATTTGTGGGCTCTGGTTTTTGACTGGTTTGAATATGATACAGGTATGAAATTCTGACGAGTTGATTGAATAACACCCGTCCTAAGAGCATTCACCCTTCTGGGCCTTCTCCTAAGTCCTAATCGAACTAGTCCTGATCGAACTTTGATGCGCTGGCCCTGTGCGCGAGATTTGCGTGACTTAACTGTCACCTTTCTTGTGGATTGGTTCTGTGGCATTTTTTTAATTGCGAGGACAGAACAACGTGCTTGTCATAAGGATCTGAAAGGAACCAGTCAACGTAGTTCTCCTGCAGTTCGCGCTTGTAAAAGCGGTTCATTGCATGAGGGTCTGTAGGGTCGTGGTTTGCGTTTTGTGGATGTTATCTGTTGAAATTCAACAGCTGTTCGTTGCTCATCTTCAGTGACTCGATATTTTTCGTTGGGACAAATTTATTGAATATGTCGAAGTTATGTCCCCACGCTTGTATTGAGTGCATTCTCGCTTGCTGATGTTGTTCGGCGGTGAGCTGACCGTCTGTGTATCTGCCCTACATCAGCGCCCTGAGTGGCAGTCGTCCAACTGTGTATCCTCTATATGATTTGACTATGGCTTTAGACAGAAATGAAACAGTGTCGTGATTTATTTCAGCCATTTTTGCACATTGACCGAGAGAGCCTGTAGTGTCAGGCTATCTGACGTATGCCCTAGTGAACATTCTGTGCAACACGTCCTCTTCATGTTGCTGTTCGAACCATACTGATGCATCGTCACCCGAAACCCAC